GAAAGACATACCGTATTTGTTCGGCTCCTTGCTGAGAACATTGACCTCTGGGCTGAAGTTCGGTAGCAGTGAAGTCATTGACTTCGTAGGTAATCCGTAAGCACGGACCATGATCGTGTCACGGTTCGCGTTCTTTAGGTCCTTGGCTATGCGGTCATAACCGCCAAAGGGGTTCTCGTCCGAGTGCAGATACACAACGCCAGCATCTCGTTCGGGGCTGTATTGAATCACGGGAACCTGTTCACCATCCAGCAAAGATGCAGTCTTAGTCTCCAGAGTCTCGGCCCCCTTGAGGTAATCCGAAACAAATGGAGTGTATCCATCAATAGGCGTGAATCCCAGAAGCATCTTACTATCTCTGGTCGCTAGACGAAAGCGTAGGGTGTTGACCAAGGCAGCATCCCCCAAGTATTCGTCCAGCCAGGCTCCTATATTCATTCCCGTAGGGTTACGGAAACCGAACTCAAAACCTTCTAGGATGGTCTGGTTATTACTGAACTGAGTATAAGTCTTGAAGTCTACCCTAGTCCTAGTGTCCGGGAAGATAAAGGAACTGCCCGTGAACCCGTTCTGCATACTGAAGTTAATGTAACCATCGATACTCTTGGTCTTCCTACGGAACTCCCTAGGCATCATCTCCCAGACTGCAGCTTGCTGCACCTTGATAGATGTGTCCGCATTCTGACTGAAGCATACCACGTGTCCGTCCATGTTCTCGGTCACGGCCTCCATCACCATCTTGGCGCATCCTGTTGTCTTCCCGCTTCTGTTCCCGCCAAAGGTAATGACCTCGTCGTAGTCCTTCAGCGCATCCCGCATCCTGCTCCATCCACTTAGCTCAAATCCGTGACGCAGTGGATCCTCCTCCGCTGACTGTATCCTACCCTCGTGAGCCTCGTGCAGCTGAACCAAAAGCTTTGGATCGGCCTCACCTAGGATTACTATCTCCTCATCGGTAGGGGCTTCTAGGGCCGGGTGCTTTGTGAACTCAATGGTCATTCTTCTTCCTCTAAATCCTCTGGGTCATTTTCAAATTCCCACTCAAAGTTTATGCCACCGTCACTAATCTCTTTCTGCATCTCATGCAAAAGCATCCTACCTGCTGGCAGGTGATTGTAATCATAAAATAGTTCACCCTGCTCGTTCATGACTATGAAGCAGTAATTCTCAAAATGCTCTCCGAGTATCCCCCGGATCTGATCATAGATCGGGTCATAGCTAGAGTCCGTGATTGACTTAGGCATCCTTAACCTCTGCCTCTATTGTCTTAGCTTCCTGTATCCTGGCCCTTGCTGCCTTGATCGTAGCCTCGTAGTCATCCTGCGTGAAGACCTTTCTGTCTTCCGTGATCTGTGTAGCTTCACCTCTAGCAGTCAAAGCCTCCCTACCTGCATTCGCCTTAGCTATAGATAGCTCCTTTAGGTCACGGAATGATACCTCAAATTCCGGATCACCCTCTAACCTACCACGGACTTTCTCAATGAGGTCCTCTTCCAGTGAGGACAAATTCAAGTAGTTCCTGGCCGCTAGTCGGCCAGTTACCTCTCGGAACTTTCCTATGTGGTCCGCATAATCAGTCAGCACAGATATAACCGTATCTCGACTGAACTTATATTTCTTTACCATCTTGGTCTGAGTCTCGCCCATGGCGTAGTGATAAAGTATCTCAGCCACCTTCCCTGGGTTAGCACGGCTTAGACTATTGACCTTCATGGCCTCCTTCTCCTTGCTGACCGCCTGAATACTCTCAGATATACTGGCCATCAGGTCCAGTCGCATCTCCTCTGGGGTAGGATTTATTGCACTCATTATGTCCTTGATGACAAGCACTTACACATATGTCAAGGATTACTTTCATCTGGATCAAAAATAATTGGATTTTATGCTTGACACGTGTTTTCGTGCCACATAGAATCCGGAATCTCCGCTGGAACAAAGGAGCATTAGAGCAGTAACCCTACTGAGTAGCACAGGGGAAGTATGCGGATAGTAAGCCCCATGAGACTTGTATTTTTTAGAGGGGCGTCTGATGATACATATATCTAGCGGCGCACGCGTTGGTGACCCCCTCCTCCCCCTAGCACGCGCACGCGCAGATTCTAGCTTGGCTCAGCTTGGCTCAGTCCAGTTTCATGTGAGGAGTATTTTTCTTCTCAATTGGCGAGATGGATTCAGTGCCACTCATTCAGTCCCAAGTGCAGTCCATTCAGTGCCATCTTTCAGTCCCAGATTCAGTGCTATGATTCGGCTATCCACGGATGTCATGAGGTAGCTGTTTAAGGGTGCTTATCGGAGGTGATTTCAAGGTATCACGGAAAATAAACGAAAAAAAGTTTTACTGAGAGTATGTTGATAATCAACGACTTACGCGAGGCCCCGAAAGAAGTATAGTTCATGTGGACAAAAAAGCTTGTAGGGGTTTGGAAAGTATGCATTATGAGGGGTGCAGTTCCCGTTCTTTGACAGTCCAAACGCTACCGACTCCGACCTCGGATGTCGACCGCTAGCATCTCTACCGCTTGTGCTTTTGCACTCAGAAGACCCGACAGATATCACTGGGATTTGCGGATATATGACAGCGACTCGGCAGTCGATAAGGTGACTCCTCGGATGATCGATGACGTAGTAAGTGGGACATAGATTGGTAACCCAGCCTCAATTCTGAGAGCGTCTCAAGCCTGCTGTAAATGGGGAGAGCCAATAATCAACACATCAAAATTATGGACAAAGAAACAATTCAGATCTCCGCAAATCAAGTAGACATTCAAGACTACGAAGAGGTGCTTCACCGAGACCCAGAACACGCAGATGTAGGCAACCCGCAGGGCAACGTCTATGGCATCCGCTATTACGTCCGAGTGACGCTTGAAGACGGCACCCGATACCTGCACTACAAGGCGTGGGATAGAGCCGATCTCGACGAAGCCATGACGCTTAAAAACGCAGTTCAAAATCGACGTGTAATCGACCTCAAACATTGGGTAGAAGTTGATCCCGCTTACGGCTCGAAAGCATATGAGGTAGCCGATGAAGAGCGGGAATATCAATTCCAATCCTCGTTAGCCGTAGGCGACTACGGACGAGCCGATCTCTTCTGCTAATCCAACAGCTCGCACCCTCCAAGGTGCGGGCTTTCTGGGTAGACGGACACTCCGTCAAACTAACAAGAACCAATAAAAATCATGAACACAAAAATTAAAGTATATACCATTGAATGGAACTGGTCAGTTGACCCGTATGACGAACCAAGTTTTTCTAGAGTAACAGTCGGTGCTGATCCCTTTGAAGTATGGGGTGATGACATGGACAAGTGGACAGAAGAACAGGACGGGTTCGACCAGACCATTTGGCACTTCTTTGAGGACATGGACGAACTAAAATCCTACTGCAAAAATGACGGCGAGGGCGAGTGGTATATCACGTCCTACGAGTTCGACCACGAAGATGATCTAGCCAATATTAGCTAACCAAACCAGCTCGTAGCTCCCAGGCTACGGGCTTTTTGGGTAGACGGACACGCCGTCAAATTAACATAAACCAATCAAAATTATGAAAAACGAAAATCCATTCAAAGTAATAACTCGCATCGTGCTGAAAGAATCACCGATGCCTAACAAGGATCGCTTAGACATAGGCATTACTGCTGGTCTATCCTCGCACGAATTCGGAACGGGCTTTGTCACAGCAGTGAACGATGCCTTTGAATTGCACGGTGAGACGAAACCCACTGAACAGGAAATCAATTGGATCGCTGATGCGACCGATGCTTTCATGGATCGCCAAATATTAGTCCCAGAATGGCACTAGCCGATCTCTATTCTCACAGCTCGCACCCTTCAAGGTGCGGGCTTTCTGGGTGTAAGCATTCCGCTTACAATTAACATCAACCACTCAATACTATGAAAACAATGCCAATACAAATAAAAGTAATAAGCCCACAGGATAAGAAAATAAGCGTAATTCAGCATATCCCTAAAGATAGTCAAAGCCCTATCGCAACCGCCTTTAATTATTACACCGAAGGCAAAGACAAGCGGTATAGCTATCAACTATGTGGAGAGGGGACTTGGTAATTATGAAAATCAAAAAACCAAACAAGCTAGTCAAAACAGACAAGCAGGAGGAGAATGCGTTCATCGTATTCTGGAGCATCGCCGTTGGCGGCATACTGCTAGCGGTATCAATCATCATGCACTACCTATAACCATGAACCAAGAACTAAAAGAAAAACTACAAGCGGAAGCAGACCCAGAACTAGCAGGCAACGATCTAATGGACAAGGGGCGAGCAGAGCTAGCCCGTGAACTCCTCAAATGGCTTGAAGAACAAGCTAATGGCGACGACATTATGATCCTATCTAGAACGGCTTACAACAAAGGGTTTGCCGATGCAATGAGTGGAGATAATTTCCACAGAATATACAAGGACGACAAGCGGCACGCCGATTATTCACACGGCTTCCAAATGGGAATACAAGAATACGAATCCTAAACCACACAGCTCCACCTCAAAAGGGTGGGGCTTTTTTGGTAGACAAGGCTACGTTTTTTTGTAGCATCCAAACGAGACTGCGCGATACGATCAAGCGTAGGAAACAACTAAAAACAACTAAATATGTATAACGAATCAGCACGATCCACCCTGGCTTTTTGCCAGTCCATGACAGAAAAATATCACGAACTCCTCAAAACAGCGGACATAACCGATGGCGTAGAACGTAGACCGAGCAGGCAAAAAATCTGCGTTGATCCAGAGGCTGAGGCTAACTGGCTGTCGCTAGTAATCAAACGAGTCGAGCAGGAAAAAATGAGTTGGCCCGAAGCCGCATTAGGAACTCCGTGGGAAGGTAGACCCGAGGCACTGCGTCACTTGGCGGTCAGGCGTGGTATCTACAGCCCCAAGATGCTGAAGGCTAAGAGATCCGAGATTACACAAAGAATAAACGATGAAGCCAAGAGGATACACAAGCTAGTCCGCATGGGTCACGGGCATCTCAAGGACATTGTAAAGGACAGCACTATCAGCCTGAATCAATACTACGCGGCTAAGGGAAGGCTAAATTTACCTCATACTGACAAGCGTGTAAGATAATTAAATCTCTTTGAACTTGAATCACTTACAAACTTCTACTTGACATATAATTAGGGGTATCCCTATATAGAATCAGGTGTAAGTTATGTTAATCGTATACTCCACCATGTTACTAGAATGATCCAACTTGTTACTAGAATTTTCCTGCACGCTTTTTAAGTAAAGTTGTGCCTACATAAAACGAACCAACTAAACATATGAAAATAAAAATACACACGTATCCAGATGGGCCAGCCATAGGTTTGCCTCATGATGAAATCGTATCAGCCATGGGACTCCGTGGCAGATTCTCTGATGCTCGCATCGGACAACTTGAAGCTGGGGATCAGTATATTATGCCGATCCAGACCGAGCTAGAGCCTCGCAGTGACACACAACTACTTGCTTTGATGGCGCAAAGACATCTCAAAGCAATCTACGTGGACAATCTAGTAAACCCAGAGCTTAAAACTGTCATGATTCTAACATCGGACTCCTCGGAGCTATGCCAACAGCAGTATAATACACAGGAATGCTCTGACTTGGACGCCCTCCGTGACACACTTAACTTCATCCTCGATCAAGAGGAAATATGAGTCACTTCTATAACTGCAAGAACCCATCGGAGCCTCAGTTTGAGGCCGAGGTGGGGACTCCTGCACAGGCTCGTAAAGCTGGAGCAGATGTTTACCCATCGGTCACGACCGTGCTGGGCATAGTCAAGGACTCGTTCCTTGATGAAGTCTACAAGCCAAGGATGATGACGGACTTAGCCAGAGAGCATCCAGACCTGCCTTGGGCTAGTCTTGCCGAGATGGTGTATGGAACGAGACCGCACCCAAAGGATGGTGAGTTGATACCATCGCATGAGTTCGGCACATCGGTTCACGGAACTATCGAGCGTATGATCAATCACCACGTTTTAGGCATTGACGAACACCCAGGTAAGTCATGCTGGGACAAGTGGGCAATGCCGTTTCTGGAGTGGATCGATGAGAACAGTGTCCAAGCCTTGGGATGCGAAAAGATAGTCAGCCACGGGGGCATCAAGATTGCTGGCTCCGTTGACTTCATTGGCATCAAGGACTCCAGAATATTTCTAGCGGACTACAAGTGCCGTATCAATACTAAGGGTAAGGCCAAACGATACCAGAAGGACTGCTGTCAGCTAGCCATTGAAGCATTTATGCTGATGCACCTACAGAAGTTACCTTACCTACCCAAGATAAGATCCGTCATTGTGGACTGCGAGACAGCAGAACATATGCACTACGAGTGGACGGACGAAGAGAGCCAGTGGGGTATCCGTGTAGCCAAAGCCGCGGCTAACCTTTACTGGATGCTAAGAATGCAACCCGTCGTAAAACAATAACTATGAATAAAGCACTACCAACTGACGCAAAAGAACGCAAGAAATACCCAATGTATTCTGGCCTTATTTTATATTTCCCTCACGCACTAGCCGCCGTAGCTCATCTCAGCTATCTGGGCAACCAACAGCATCACCCCGACAAGCCCCTTCACTGGGACATGGACAAGTCCGCTGACGAACTGGACGCACTCATTCGACACATAATCGACGAGGAGTGGGATCAGGTAGCATGGAGGGCCTTGGCTAATTCAGAAAGAAAAAAGACAGGCAAATGCACTTACTCAAATGGGATCACGAAATGATAGAGATTAATTTAACTGACGACGAAGTTATGATGTGCCAGCACGTAGGACACCTGCGGTCCGTGCTGTCCAGAGGCAACAACGTCAAGGACATGAAGAAGGCCAACATGGCCGGGCTAGATATAGATGCCCAAGGCGTTACTGCTGAGTATGCCGTAGCCAAGCACTTGAATGTATTCTTTGATCTCGGCCTAAGCCCTCGCACTGGGTCAGCCGATGGGGTAATGAACGGTTACTCCTACGATGTCAAAAGCACTCACCACGCCCTCGGAAAGCTACTGGCAACCCTGAAAGACAACCCTGATGTGGATATGTATATCATGTGCATCACGCCAGATCGTTGGACCGTGAAGTTGGTTGGCTGGTGCTGGAAGAAGGAACTAATAAATAAAAAGAATATAAAGGATCTAGGTTACGGAAAGGGTTACGCACTTGAGCAAAGCCAACTCCGTCCCTTCAAAAAATAATATGAGTATGACACAAGTAGAAAGTAACGTCGAAAGAATACAGACCAGGATCGACATGATCCGACAGGAGTCACGGACTCTGTCCTTTAGGATTGAAAGGATGACGGAGCAACGTAAGAACTTAACTCAAGAGAAGAACGCCCTGAAGGATTTACTCACGGAGCTAGATGTATCTACCACAAAATAAACTAAAGGACTGGAGGGTCAAACATCAGCCCAAAACTTGTCCACTGATACTGCGTAAAACATCGGACTGGGTGGTAGATCACAGCCACCAATCCGGTATGGTCCGTGGTGTCGTATCAAGGGTAGGCAACGCCTTGCTGGGTAAGATCGAGAACTTTGCTTACCGTAGATGCCAAATCAGCCAGAGTCATTTACCCGCCGTGCTACGCGGCATAGCGGACTATCTGGAGCAGGAGCAACTGGATGTATTGCACCCCGTGGGACTGACTCAACTTACAAAAAAATTTAAGGGCTTGACATCCGAAAAACAGAAGGCCACTTTAGTAGATCTAGGGGCAAAACGAAAACAACTCATGGAATGTTCTAACGCCTCAGAACGAACCAAACTATTCCGTGAACTAACTAAACATAAACATGGATAAATTGAATATTCATTCAAAACTCAAAGGGATTCAGTCATCCCTCAAAGCTCCGAAGGGGCAGACTAATAAGTTCGGCGGGTACGCTTACCGTTCCGCTGAAGATATACTAACAGCTGTCAAACCTCTACTCGCTGAGTGGAATTGTACGCTTGTTATTACTGACGATGTAGTCGAAGTAGGTGGACGGATTTACGTCAAGGCCATGGCTGTGCTAGCTTGCACCGAAGGCGGTGAATACACCATCCAGGCAAATGGATTCGCCAGAGAATCAGAGACTCGCAAGGGTATGGATGACTCACAGATTACTGGGTCAGCTAGCTCTTACGCTCGTAAGTATGCACTCAATGGACTCTTTGCTATCGACGATACAAAGGACGCTGATGCTACTAACAATCACGGCAAGAAGCCAACAACACAAACCAAGAAGACAAGCCAGCCAGCCAACGCTGACGTGGACTTTGAATTCTAATAACCAATAATACAATGCCAAAATACAACAACGAAAACACTGGGGTTCTATTCCCAGAAAGCAAACGTGAGTCCGATTCATCGCCTCACGCCACAGGAACACTAGAAGTCACTGCACCGGGCAAGTACCGTGCGGCGGCTTGGAAGAACCAGAGCCAAGCTGGCCCTGTTATGAACATCCGTTTGACTCGTCTCGATGAGGACAAACAGCCAGAGCAATACCGCAGAAGCGGTATCCCGAACCAGCCGACAGCGGCTCCCATTGGGGACGATCCTTTTTAAAGTTGATTGGTTGTCAAGGGGAGGGGGTAACACCTCTCCCCTTTTTATTTCTTTAAACATGAACCTACAAAAACAAAAACACTATGAACTATACCTATTTGCTCAACATGGACAACGAGAAGGCGGAGTCCTGCGATGTTGTTGTTAAGTTTCTGATTGACCCTTCCGGGACTTTCGATGGATTCACTTCCATCACCTCTAACAAACCACTTTACTCCGAGGACCTAGCTTACCTAGAAGAATGGGTAATGCAGGGTAAGGACCAGTGGTATCCACGAATCAATAACTAGAACCAATTACCATGAACGAATTACTACAAGGATACATTGACGCGGGAGAACCGCTACTAAAGATGGACGGCTTTGATGACTGCATTGCAGGAGTCGTAGAAAGAATAGGACAGGATCCCATCATATGCTATGACAAGGCCAAGGTCATCGACCAAATGATCGCCGATGGCATGACCGAAGAGGAGGCCGTCGAATACTTTGAATTTAACCAGATAGGAGCATGGGTAGGTGACAGGACACCCTGCTTCCTTATATCACAACCATGAAAGAATTAGAGCAGAGCCTTCTGGGGACAATCCTGAAGGCTGAGATAAACGATGGCTGCAATGCGCTACTGAACGAGGCGAAGGAGTCCGGCATCAACGCTGACTTCTTTACGGCTCACGACACCCGCACAATGTGGGAGACTATGTGCAAGCTGGACTCCAAGGGAGTTATCCTTGGCACGATGTCCCTGTTCACGGATATGTCCAAGGGTCAGAAGGGACTCGATGCTAGCTCAGTCTGGTCCACGCATGACGCGGGACTCAGCGAGTTGCATTTCAAGGGACTCACTGATGACATGGTGGAATCCCATAGGACACGGAACCTTCATCGTCTCTCGCTCATAATCAAGGACGGCCTACAGGAGGGTAAGGACTCCGAGGAGATCCTTACTTCTATACAGGGTCAGTGTGACTCCATATCCTCTTTGACTCCTACTAGAGATACTCTACAAACTATTGTTGATCAAACATTTAAAGATGTTACAGGTAAAGTAGATTACTCTCGATACCTGCGGACTGGCATTCAATCCATTGACGATGTCCTATACAGAAACGGCTACGGATCAGGTCAGCTGTGCGTCCTAGCTTCACGGCCAGGGTGCGGTAAGACTGCTTACGCCTTGAACTTCTTGAAGAACGTATGCACGACTGGCAACGGCGTGCTTCTCTTCAATCTTGAGATGGGTGCTAGCCAGATAATGAAGCGCATCTTCAGCATCAAGTCAGGTCTACATATGCGTAGGTTTGAGGACGGGCTAGCCCCGGAGGATAAGATGCAGACACTGCGTGAGACTACCGAAACCGTGAAGAGTTGGAACTGCTGGATCCGTGACAACGTCTATCGACTGGACCACATACTTGCAACGGCCAGAGGTATGCACAGAAAGCATAACGTAAATGGAATCATTATTGATTACTGCCAGCTGATAAAGCCCATGTCCAAGAACATATCCAGAGAGCAACAGGTCGCAGAGATCAGCCGTGAGCTAAAGCTACTCGCCAAGGATCTTGACATACCTGTTCTGTTACTGGCGCAGGTGAACCGTGAATCCGAAAGGGATGACCGATCACCTATCATGTCCGACCTCCGTGAGAGTGGAGCCTTGGAGCAGGACGCTGACAGTATTATATTCCTGTGGCAGACACTATCAGAGAGGGAACAGGGGACTGACTACGTCCGCTGGACTCTAGCCAAGCAGAGAGAGGGCATGGGATACACTCAAGGCCGGATACTCTTTAACAAAGGCACTCAGCAGATGGAGGATTACTCGCAGTTCATTTGATATGACCCCATCCCAGAAGCGGACAGTTCGTTACCATAAAATCATTGAGGATTTTTTCGGTGGATATGTCTGCAAAAAGTGTGGATTCACAGGCAAGGCAGTTCAGTTCGACTGCCATCACCTGCCTGGACACGAAAAAGTTAGACCGATTACTCAATATCGAAGAACAGGGACTCAAAAGCAATTCATTGGGGAGCTAGAGAAGTGCGAACTTTTATGTGCAAATTGCCACAGGCTGGAGCATTCCTCTTGACAGAAAACATAGGACACCTATGTTATAATTATTCTACCACACAAATGGTTCGTGTGTTAGTTGGTTCATAGTATAAATACAAGGTAAGCCGAAGGAGTAATCCTAGGCGCAGTGCGGTTTTTTCATGGTCCGCACTTTTGTTTAGTCCTTGGGGGCTGTTCCGTGTTATTCCGGGGCAGCCCCTTTTACTATAAAGCCCCAGGCGGTACTATGAAGGGACGCTCGCCCTCCCTTACTCTACGCATATATTCCTTGCGTTCACGGCCCTTTTGGAAGCCAAAGATTCTATTTATCACATCTGAGAACGGCAGTAGTGTAACGAACTTACTCTCTGTAATTGCACGTTCTCCTCTTGCAACACGACCCACCTCGCTGGTCATATCAACGAACTGCTGGATGGCAACCGGTGTAACATAATCAAATGCAGCCTGTCCTACACCCTCCTTGCGAGCTTGGTAGGCTGTGTATCTGCTGACACCAGCAATACGGAATACGCCGTTGAACAGGTAGTCACTCATGTAGCCTAGTCTACCGGCCAAGAAGTCCTTGAGTGCGTCCACTGGTAATCCTATCAGAAGCATGAAGGTCATCAGCAAGGCCATGTCATTCGATGCCTTCCTTATTTTCTTTGCGTCACCAGTCCTTACGCCATCAATGAATTCATTAATCATACGGTCCCTAACAAAGTTAAGTTGCTTGATCATGAATGACTTCATCGCCACCGTAAATCTTAGGTTCGGGTTACCTACAATGCCCAGAGCCATCTCAGCTTTTGTCAACGGCTGAGTCTCGGATAACTTGTTGAACAACAGCGTGCGAATGTAGGCTGAGTCCCTGTCGCCTTTTTTGAGATCCGCAATAAGCTGTGTCTGCTCCTGCTCGCTGTAGCCCATAGAAGTTAACTCAGCTACAAACTTCTTAGAGTTAGCAGAATTACGATCCTTGAAATACCCACGAGCTAACTTTCTGTAACGGTTGTAGTTAGCAGTCAGGTTAGTCTCCTTCATTACCTGGTCCAGTTTCGTGAACCCAGTAGCCCGGAGTCCAACACGGACGGCCTTCTCTAGGACTCTATTATCTGAAGCGAACTCAGCACTGACCTGCTGTGTGTCAATACCGAAGTCATCACCCTTGAGCCTGGGTCCGAACATCGCAACCGCAGTTCCAAAGATACCGTTGTCCAGCATGATAAACGGTAGGTCGTATAACTGAGACAGTGTTGACGTGAACTCTACTAGGAGGGTCCCGTACCCAAAGGTCCGCGCTAATTGAAAGAACATATTCTCAACCTGCATCGGGCTGAGTATCATGGCGAATATATCAGGCACAGTGCCGTCGGCATCCTCCATCGAGATCTCTCCGTTGGCCCTTAGTTCCTGTATAAGTAAACCTAGCTCACTTGCTGGTGGAACCTTGAGTCCCTCAGGCACGTTAGCAAACTTACTGCCCATGAGTCGAGTGGTCTGTATGGCCGTTACAGCATTGTAAATGTATCGCTCCATGGCAGCACCAGGATCCTCGTAAGCGTCCAGTAGGTTTTCAGGTATAACGTTTAACTCCTCAGTTCTTGATAGAAAGTTACCCGGGAGGTTTCTTCTTCCTTCTGAGTTGAAGCCTCGTGTAAATTGATCCCACTGCTGCGCCTCCAGTGCAGCGGTCTTCTCGTTACCTATTTGAATAGTTGTCTCCTTAGATAGTTCTACATCCCCAGGACGTGGATTACCCGCTTCAATTCTTGTTCGTGCCTCTTCTATTCTTTCGTTTCGTGCCTTGATAAATTCACGGAACGCATCCCTGAGTTCTTTACCTGCACGGTTCTTCACCTTGTCGAGATCCTTGATTGAGCGAGGGAAGTACTGCTCAAGGAATCCTATCATAATACCTTCGTTGCCTAACCTATTGTATAGCTCATTAAGGACAGGGCGTATCTCTAGTTGATAGTCATTGAACAAATCATACTTACGAAGTAACGCGTCCCTCTCTTCGATCAAAGGATCCACGCCCTCTTGTTCTACTGGGCTGTATGACAGTAACTGCTTCAGTCTCTTCCGGTCCTCGGCGTTCTTGATGCCGCGATACTTCTTGAAGAATGGAGCCACCCGCTTTTGATAGTCCAGCACCTCTCCCTGTATAGCACCGTAGTAATCCCTAACAAGTTTCTTTAGTCTAGGGTGAATGGAGTTCAGCAACGAACTAACCGTGAGCAGATACTTCCTGGCAAAGTTAATGTTAAGTTTCTTTTCGCTTGGTGGTTTTCCGGACTCAGCAACTTGCTCTGAGGTAACCTCAGCATTTGGACTTACATCTACCGAAAAAGCTAATGAATCATTTACGACCTTCTGGTTTACTAATCTAGCTTCTGGATCAACTGATTGAAGAAGCCTTGCCGCTTCCATGATTACTCCCGCAGCCTCAGGGTTTGTGGTCACTTCACCTTTTAGGGCCTTAGTTATGTAGGCTTGGACTGACTTGAGCAGTGCTACCATTTTATCATAAGCCGTCCCTTTATTTGAAGTAGTAAATGCCTCGGTTACGTTGCCATACAAGCCGCGCTGTATAATCATCCGTGCGAATTCAGTGCCATAACCAAAATCTTCTTGTCCCTTATAGCCTACTTCTATGCCATAAATATCGTTGACTTCATCCCTTTGAGCCTGAGTTAAATCTCTGCCAAGCTGTTCATACCAGGCTAGAGTATCTTTTATCCCCTTTTTTATCAATACTTGATTCATGGTTCCGTGAATAATTTCTTCACGCATCAAAGCAGTAACAAAACCAGTGCCTGTTTTTCTGCCTCCACCCTGCAAATCCAGAGATTCTGATATTCTTCGATACAGCTTTGGAAAAACTATTTCTACAGCATTGTTGTTAGAAGAAAATCTAGCTTCATGTCCTGACCTTCTAGGCTTAATTTTAAAACCAAGTTTCTCTGCTATAGGAGAAAAGCTAAATACAAAGTCCCTTAACTCTTGTCTGCTTGTAATACTTTTGCCAAAGGGTGCAAACGCTTCAATCTCTTCATCGATTTTCGTCCGAGGTCTTGTATCTTCTGCCCGTATAGCCTTTAACGTATCTATCAAAGATTGAACCTTGCCTTTCTCTTGTGGGGTGTCAGCAAAGTCCAAGAGGTATTCAGCTTCCTTTAGTAATGCAAAGTCACTTACCTTTTCGTTAATTTCTTCTAAGGATCCAGTCTCGTAGACACCGTCCTCTACTAGCGTTTCTGTAAAGTAACGATTTATAACGCGAATCTTCATCGCGTCACGGACTACTGAACGTATATCCGTTGTATCACCTGGTTCTACAGGTGCGGCTTGTGCCGTTACTTCTGCGGTGTCTCGTCCGAGGGTTCGACCTCGAAATTGTAAATCTCCTCCAAGGACATTTTGACTCCCAGCTTTTGGTAGGTTTTCTGTGACCACTTCAGGTCGTCCGCTATCTCCTGACCAATCTGGTCTAAGAACTTTTCCTCCGATGATTTGTTGTCTACCTTGATCATTATTATTTGAATTTTTCCATTTTTTAGTTATGTTGTCAATATTAGATTTTGTCCTATCACTAGGAAGAAACAGTTTTCTTACTGCCTCCCAAGTTATTGATTGCATTTGTCTGGGTTGCACTCCGCGTTTTGCAGCCGCACGACGATACGCCTCTAAGAAAATATGATAAGTGCCATTTATTCCTTGGCCGGGTTTGTTTGCAATTCTCCGACCTCCAAAGTTATGATGTACTTGTACGGCACTTGCGCCTAATGGCATAAGTAAACCAGCCGCTACCGCATGAGTATCGATAGTCACATCTCCTTGTGGGCTATTGGGTGCTACTATATTGTTAAAGAAATTTCTTACCTTGTGCTTATTTCCAAGTTGCTCTGAAATATTATCAATAGATCCATTTTCAATTATAGAAATAGATTTAGTAATTTCTCTTATAGAACCCCATGTGTTCAGTGAAGGTGTGCCGTCAAGTTTTACCTGAGGTCCAAGAGCGTTTCCTTCTGGGCTAAGAATATTATAATATCTTCCGTACTCCGTCTGTGATATAATTCTTATAGCCCAACCGGTAAGAATCTGACCTTCATCTGACTTGTCCTGGTTTAATTCATTAATTGTTTTACCACGAATACCATTGATGATCGCTGCCCTGTCATCCTTTGCCTTCTGATCTATACTTTTATTATAATCTTTTCTGGCTTGAATCTCTTCCTTGGTTTCTCCTTTTTTGGATTTTCTTTTTCGAGCAATAGGAGCTTCTGCCGCATCAATAATTTCTTGTATAGTTTGATTTATAGCGTCTCCAGATATTTCAAAGTTCTGATAATTTATAAATGTATGAATGACCTGTTCGGCCTGAGCAACATTCATAAACCAATCTTTTTGCGGACTCAATACCGCCATAACACCAGCTACTTGCTCCGGATTTAGATTGTATCTATTGGCTAAATCATTAGCAATTTTGTTAGCTCCATCATACCATTGTGTAGCTCTAGCCCTTAATTCCTCAGGGAAGGAGTCGTGCAAAGCCAACAAGTTTTCTTCAATGTAAGTAACTAATTTTTCATACTTAACCTTAGGATCTTTTTCATTAAGAATATCATCAGGAAGATGATCGTAATCAACGGAGTCCATTTGACGCTGTAGTATGTCATCAGGCACTATAGAAGAATCAATATTAGATGTATTTTCTGTTGTTACTGGTCTAGCTTTTGTGCCTAGTTTAGCAGTGCCAACCCTCAAGGTATCGTTAGCATCTGACACTTCACTAATCTGCGGAGTTGCAACAGGCGCAGCCCCGGCTGTTACTTCTGGTTCTCCAACAGTTACCTGATCATACACGGGATGTTTTTTCCCACGTATATCAATCTCCCCTACAATTTTGCCTAACTGAACCTTGCCCCTAGTGGTAGGTCTTCCTCTGGGTTCACTTTTTTTATCAGGATAAGTTTTAAGAGTAAGCGGTTTAGAGCTAGTAAAGTCCAAAGTGTAAAAGTGCTTTGAGCCTTGCTCTACAGAAACGATTGTACTTGGCTCACCTTCTGGTGCTTCAGTCCATTTCCAACCAGCCTTTTGCTTAAATAAGTTTGTTCTTACCAGTGATCCTTCTTCACTTGCTTTCTTATCAATTATTGTATCGCTAGGGTTGTCACTGGTTTCAAGCACAGGACGGCCCTGTTCAATGCGTATGCTACCGCCTTCAAAAGTTTCGTCACTTAAATCTTCTTTAGTTTCTACATTAATAAAGCGACCATCGTCATATTGTTGAGGTGAGAACTGTTGAAAAAACCCAGGAGCAGTTTCAGCACCTTCACCTACAAACCTTCTTGGCATAAATGTAACTGATGCCCCGGCTGTTATATCTTCCTGTAACTCCTCCTGTAGTTCCGCTTGCTCTGCTTCGGGTACAACCTCTTCAGCAACAACTTCTTCTGTAACAGGCTCAGACTTAGGCTGGGGCCGTGCAACAATAGTACCTTCCGAAGCTAACTCAGTTAGACGTTCTCCTGCTATCCTTGTCGCTTCCTCCTGACTTTCTGCGTCAATCTCTATGCTTACTGGCTGACCTGTGTTTTGGTCCGTGTAAGTAACTTCAAAGACTTCTTTCTTAGTCCCGTCCGTCTGGACTTCTTTTGTTTCCTTTGGCTTGAATAGCTCACCGCGTGCCGCTTTTTGTACAGTCGCAATACCACCACTCGTGCCGCCACCAACGACACCACCTACGGCGAACTCATTGAATCTTTGGCGCAGAACGTCCCATGACATGAGTTCACGGTCATCGTCAAACGTAGCCCTTGCCAGGCTGTCCAGCAGTTGTCCCTGTGCCGCTTCCGTGAATCCTTCAGCAGCAAAGCCCTTAGCTATTTCACGACGAACACTAGGACTTTTTAGTAATCCTGCCGGTACTTTTGTTTTACCTCTAAGAAAGTTTTTGACCCAAGGTATTCTAGCCACGGGTGCGAACTCCAAGGCAGTGCCAAGTGTCGCATACCCTGCAGTAGCTAGTGCTACTTGGTCCTTCTCTTCCTCGGTCATGTCCATGTAGGATTTACCTAGCGTGGCCTCGGAGTCACTGACAGCTTCACTGACCATCTGTGGTGCAATAGTTCCTACTGAGGCAGCTACACCGCCAAGAGGTCCAGCAACGGCTGTACCTACGACAGCCGCCCCAATGTTACCTATCATCTGACCAAAGCCCTTGAGGACCTGGCCCCCAAAGGAGTTAGCAAACTCAGGATCAATATTAAATTGTTCGTCAACGCCGTTAGCTACTGTACGAAGACGGTGAGAGTTCTCGTTTAGTGACTGAATGACTTCGTTCTTACGCTTTCGGTGAGCCAGGATCTTACCTTTCGCCATGCGGCTACCACCCTTACGTTGCTTTACGCGGCGTTGAGATGCGTACTCCTCGACAGCCTCCTCTGATGTGTCGCTCTTATCTCCGAGCAGCATAGAATAGGACTGAGTCATACCAGCACCTGCATTGATTGCAGCCTGGACCCCACCAGATACTAAGGTCTTTGCACTGTTAGTAAGCAGGTTCTTGCTGTACTCCTTCTCGCCCAGCTGAGTGCTGTACTCCGGATACCTGTCAAGGACCAGGGAGACTAACTCCGTATCATCAATATCCTTGTACTGAGGATACTTACTTTTGACCTTTTCGGCTAATTCTATTTCCGTAATCGCCATAATGACATAATACCTTGTAGGTACACTTATCGAAGGATACCCATGGGATCATTGTCATTAACTTCTGGAACTGCAACAGTCCTTCTGGATTCTGCGTAATCCTCAAACCCAGGTATATTTTTTATGGACTCAGGGACAGGGATTTGCTTTTTGTCAAACGGCATAAAAGTATCTTTGTTAGGGACTTCCATGAATGCCTTTCCTGTTTCGTCAAACTGTATGTTTGAGAACTCAGGTCTTTCTAGCATACGACCAATCGATGTCATCTGTGTTGATGTCGTTGGATCCTCTTGCTGAGATGGTTGAAGCTCCATAAGTAATCCAAGTGTAGGCTTTGCACCACCTAGTGTTTTGACTACTACCTTTGCATCGTCCAAAGTTTCAATACCAAGCTGCTTACCAGCTTCAGGATTAGCATTGGCAAAACTAAATACCAAGTTAGCTGCTTGTTCGCTTAACGCCTTCTCTTGTTTTTTCTGTTTGCTCGCAGCAATAGCCCCACCAATAGTAGCACCTAACTGAGCTATTGAGTTAGCCTGTATCTCAGCGGCTCTTGCGAAGCCACTGAAGTCTGCGTCACCCAGTTCTGGGCGTATCTGTGATCCTACTTGAAATGCCATACTATTTAATTTTTGTATTCATCCACTTGCGGATGATTGATTTTACAAGAGGCTTGTTGGAAATGAACTTAGCTATTCTTTCACCGTACTTTATGTACAGGTTAC